GTTATGGGATTCGGTAGGTGTTTGGCTGCGTCATCAGCCGCCCCCGCCGCAAACGCGCAAGGGGGGGGCATCGCGCCGCGCCAGGCGCAGGCCGCGCCCACTTTACAGCGAAAAGATATCCACAGGGGTATGCATCGCTAAGTCGTTGATTCATATACTTTCTTACAGATTGCTGACAATATCCATTTAACACGATGTCCATTATGTTAAGTCAAATGTGGATAACTGGCCCTGATTTGCTCAATCAGTAAGCAGATTTGCGTTATCCACAGGCCAGTGTGTTCAATCATCGCGTTTTTCTGTGGATAAGTCCTCGAGCACCTCGGTATGGCGCAATGCCGCCATGCGTAGGTCTTGGACATTGATGTTGATTTGCGCGGCTTTTTGTAAGCCGTAAGTCTTCTGATCCCACCGTTCAGCCAGCCACTGGCGCGTTCGGATGCGCTGGACATCGCGCTGCGCGTGATCGACATCCATGCCGTCCGCGATCTCCACCGTCTCACACGCCAAAAGGTCTGCTGCACGCGTGCGCGCACGCGCAATCATAGCACCGTGATCGTTTTCCTCGATCCAATCATCAAGCGCACGCTTGCTGATCCCGAGTTCGATGCAGATATTGGCGATGCTTTTGCCACTTTCCACCATGCTGAAGATCATCTCTTCAGGCATATCGTTAAGGAACGCGACATCCTGCTTGCGCTTTGGGTTACCAACCACGCTCAGACCCGCTTTAAAGCCGTTTTTACACGCTGGACGATGTCCAGTACCTTTTCCTTGATCAAAGCCCCTAATCGCTTAATTTGTTCCATTTTTGAACCTCTCCGCTTGTTTGCTGTTGAATTTCTTTTCTGCTGGTGGACCGTCCAGCACCTCAAGGTCATCTGGGAAGTCGTCAAAGCCTGATTCTCCACCGATTTTGTTGGCTTTGAAGCTGACAACCTTGGCGGTTGGATCAAAGGCTTTGACCTTGATGATTTCTTGCACCAGCGGATCGTTGAAGATCACCTCCAGCTCTTCCATGCTCCAAATGCAATGGTTGCTCAGTTCCTGTCTCTCCCGCTGCATGGCCAGCGTCTCGTTGACCGTCCTGACAATGACCATGACCTGACCTGTCTGCATCTCCCACTCGATTCTCGGAATCTGATCGTTGGCTGGCGTGATGCCTTGATCTGCTGCCCACTGATCCAACACGCCATAAGCCCTAATCATCCCCGCCAGACTGGAATCGAATTTCGCATGATCCTTTGACGCAATCGCCTGATGCAATCTGCTGTTCTGCGTCCAGAATTTCTCCCTCAACTCACTGTCTACTAAAGTAATCAGTCGATTTTCTCCCCATTTTCGATCACTGACCGCTTTCGCTGCCTCCAATTCCACCAACTTGGATTGCACATAAACCGTCCACGCATCTGCTTGTGGACTTGGACTCACCACCACTGGATGCTGTCTGAGTGACTTCTTTGTTGCCATTACGCTTTCCTTCGTTTTGTTGCAAATAGGGAACACACAACAGGGAACAAACCTCCGAGTCCTAGACTCTCGGTTTGTTCCTGTTCCCTTGTGCGGAACATTTGTTCCCCTTTTGTTCCTTGTTTGTTCCCTGTTCCCTGTATATTCATACAGCCTCAGAACGATTCGCTTGATTCACTTTTGACGGTCAACCACGCAAATCCATCGCTGATCTGTCCATGCCCATGTCTGGACAAGTCCTTCCTAACCCGCTGCCAAGTGACCTTGAAGCTGTCCTTATCCTCATCTGTACACCCCATCTTTGACCACAATTCCTCTCTCCAGTGCTTCAAATCCACCACCATGCGCTGTGAACCTTCGATTAACTTCAAGAAGCCATTCTTCTTAATCGCATTTTCCAAGCATTGGAGCGACAAGACCTGATTCTTGCCGTGTCCCGCGTTGCTGGACGCACCTTTTGCGTCCCTTTTCAGCGCGTCAAACTGCCCGAGTTCGCATGGGTTGACGGCCAAACTGGTCTGCGGCTCACCGATCTGGAGCGTTCCTTGTGGCGCTGGCAGCTCCACCGTGACCATCTCAAAGCCGATCCTGTCGTTGTCCGCACCGTCCTTTTGCTTGCTGATGGTGACGATTCCTTTCATGGATTCCTCAAACCTGAGCAGCTCCAGCTCGGTGTCCACAGCTCCGAGTAAGCTGGAGTGACCGCGCAATCCTTTGGTGGCATCCTTTCCACTGTGGTGCAAGATCATCAGCCCACAGTCCTGCACGATCTCTTGGATGCGTCCACAGGCTGTGATGAACGCTCCCATATCCTCACTTGAGTTCTCATTGCCACCGCCAAAGGCTCTGGCCAGCGTGTCTATGACGATTTGCTTGAATTCGATACCCGACTGCTGCACCAGTTGTTCGATGGCCAGCACCAGCGCGTTGAAGTCTTCAATGCTTGATCTGAGGTTGAGCTGATGTCTGACCACATAGATCGGTGCGCCACTCTCTGTTCGGTGGTGAATCTTGAGCGCCTTGATCCTTGCACCGATACCGCCAAAGCCCTCGCCTGCGATGTACAGCACCGCGCCAGCCTCGTTCACCTCTCTGTCCATCCACGGAGTTCCTGTGGCGATGGCGTGTGCAATGTCCAAGGCAATGAATGACTTGAATGAGCCTGGCGGTCCGTAGAGTGCCGAGAACGCGCCTACCGGCAACACACCATCAATCAGCCATTTGACTGGCTCGTCTTGGATGGAGTCCCAATGCTCGATCTGTATTTGCTTTGACGGCTTTGGTGGTGCTGGTGGCTCTGACTCAAATTCCTTGGCAATGTCAAAGTCTGACGGTGCTGTCACTTGCTGCACCGCGCTTGCCACAGAATTAAGAATCGGATTCAATCTTTCGGGACTCGTTACCTGATCCAGCGTTGTGATGATTGGCGCGGCCTTGACCAGCGCCACCAGCTCGGCTCTACCGCCACCCGCCTCAATGAATTCAAAGGCATCGTCACCTTGGCCTTGCAGCCCGAGGTCAACTACCTTCAGTGACTTGACGATGGGCAAGATTGCCTCGGCTGCCTTGTACGCGTACTGCCAGCCTGGTACATCGTTGTCCGGCAAGATGATGACCTGCGCTCCGGCAAAGTATTCGGTGATGGCGGCTGGCCATGATCCGGCGCCAGTGTGCGCGGTGGTGGCAATCATGCCGACTGACTTGATGGCATCCGCTGCCTTCTCGCCCTCCACCAAGAAGACATTGCGCCCCGCTGTCTTCGCGTCCAGCAGTGCAGGCAAGTTGTACGGCACGATGCGCGCATCTCCAAGCGTTGAGTGCTTGCGGCCATCCGCGTCAACCTTGTACAGCCGATAGGTCTTGCCTGTCTCGCCAATCTTGTACCGCTGCTTGACAAAGACTGTCTGACGGTCCTCATCCTGATACGCCCATTCCTGTTCCAGTATGTTGCGCGGAATCGGTCTGATGTTGGCCAAGGGATCAGGCTTGTCCAAGAGTTCGGGAAGCAGATTGAGTGCTCTGATGGTGTGGAAGACATCCTCTTGGCTGCACCCACCATGACAGTGGAACAGCGGTTTACCGTCATCGCCAATGTGGATGCTGAGACTCGGATTCTTGTCGCCGTTGCCTTTGCCGTGTGACGGTACAGGGCAACTCGCCACCCATTGACCATTTGCTTTCTTCGCGTTGCCCAGCGTCTTGGCTATTTGTTCTGCTTGCATTTAGCTGCCATTTTTTTAGAGGAAAAAAAAGCCTGGGGTTTTACGCCCAGGCACTTACTGACTAAAGGTTAAAACATCTCGTCATCAGCCACTGCTGCGGCCATCGCTGACTTCGCTGGCACTTCAACTGGTGGCACAAACGACGGTCTTGGTGTGTAAACTGGTACAGCAGCCGGTACAGAGTGATCAGCACCTTCAGCATCCATGCCAGCCGGACGATCAATCCAACTGATGATGTTGAACGCTGGAATGCGTGTCGTGCCCTTGCCGATCTTCTCCAGCTTGCTGCCGGTGTACTCCAGCACAGGCAACTTGCCTGCATTGGCGGCTTGCTGTGCAGCGCAGGCGGTGTACATGACCTCAAGCCCCATGTTCGGACCTACGCCATTCGATGACCACTCCACCAAGCCGATTTCCTTGTTGTAAAACTTGACGATGAATCCGCGCTTGTGGTCGGGGGACGGCTGTGCGCCTTTCTTGCCAAGCGTTGCATCGGCCTGCCAATCGCGCAAACCGACACCGAGTGCCAGCCAACCTGTTTGCACATCATTGATGTCGAACACGATCTTTTTGAGTTGGATTTCCTCGCCAAGATTGTTGGTCCAAGCGTTGGCTTGGGGGGAGAAGCGGATGTAGTTACCAGAGCCGCCATTTGATGAGAGGTTTAGCATTTTGCGTTTCGCTTTCTAAGTTTCAGGGTTTGCATTATTGACTCAGACTGCGATCTCTCGCAAGTGTGAGTCCACTTGATACCTTGACCGATAACTCGTCCAAGATAACTCTTTGTTCCTTTGGCAGTAGCTTTTCCGCTGCCGCAGGAGAAATTAGTGTCGTATCGAAAATCTGAGTTCGGGTAAGTCCCAACTCGGCCAACTTGTCAGCGGCCTTGTCGCCATCCAACCATTTGCGCGTTGGGCGCTTCGGTGCGAGCTGCCAGCCTTGCAACACCATGCCATCCTTTTCCATGGCCTGCATCGCGTGCTCTTCCACCGCCTTAATGAATTTCTCAACCATCGGTGCTTTGTCTAATATTGCGCTGATCTGATCCGGTGTCAGCGTCTTCATCACCTCCGCGATCTCTTCTTTGTTCATGGCGGTGATGTCTGTCTGCGTTGCCACAACATCGAATTGCTGTTTCTGTTTGGGGCAAATTGTCTTCGCGTCACACCACTGACAAGCAGATTCGGACATATAGAGTGGCGGTTCATCGAGCTGTGTGGCGATCATTGCAGGCCGCAAAACTTTCTCTTCCCACTCCCACAACTCTGCTGCTGGCATCACAAGAGTGCGCGGCTCGCCTGAGTGCGGTTGCACAATCGTGAGATGGAATTCTTTGATCCAATCGCGCCCCATGCCCTGCGTGTAGGCAAGCGCGTAAATCTTGAGCTGTGTTGAGTCCTCTGAAACATAACCCTTGCCAGTTTTCAAATCAGTGACATAGACCTTGCCACTCTTCATGGAGTAACCCACGACATCAGCAGTGCCACCCACTAGAATGTATTCGGCAGACTGATACTTGACTGGGTGCTCGACATTCATGCGCTCTGTCAAGCCTTCAATATTCCAAATCTCGTTCAGGTAGTCGAGTGCCATCTGACAATCGTCAGCGTCTAAGATCACGCCTTCAATCTCCTCGCCAATGAATTTCATGGGATCGGTGTCCAACTGATAGCAAGTCTCGGCCAGCGCGTGAATGGCAGTGCCGCGTTGGGCGGCCTCACCAGAGGGGCGTTGAGGTACTTGAGCGCAGAGTTTCACAGAGCCAGGACACGCAATCCACCGTGAGCTTGCTGATGGTCTTAGTCTGCGTTGTTTTGTTGCCATGTGTCTCTTTCCAAGTGATGGTCATTGATGATGATCTGATACGCCAACTGCCTTACCTCATGGCTGACAGCGTGTCCAAGGTCTTCGGGGTCTAAGATGCGTTTAAGTAGCACCACCTTGTCCTGATTGGCTTTGCGTTGTGCTTCAAGCTGCGTGCCCAACCAGATGATGTGCTCGCGCATGACTTGTCTCTCTTTATCTTGCATGATGCTTGCCCCAATATGCGATCAGCGCAGCGTCCGATCTGCCATCATCTTTGACGCGCTTAAAGTCAGACTGATTGTTTGGAAAGAGTTCCATGGCGCGTGCGCGGCTGGCATCCTTGCCTTGGCCACGGCCAACGGCCTTGACCCAAGTGGCTGGCGCGACATAAGTCACTGGCAGTTTGTACGCGGCCAAGATGCCTTCAATCATGCCAAATGAGCGCCCAAAGCTGAAGACACTTGTCACGCCTTGGCCACTGACTGCACCCACGCGCTCGCAGTAGACATGACAGTCTTTTCCGGAGTAGAGGTACAGCAGCTCGGCCAGCTCGCTGGCGCTGACCTGCCGCTTGGCTTTGCCGTTGCGCTCCACGGTCATGGTGGGCATATCGAATATCTTGAGGCTTTCGGGTGAGATGACGGCCACAGCGCCAGACAGACCAGGATCGATGCCAATGCTGTATTTGCTCATTTGACGGCATCCTCCATGGCCTTGTTAAGCACCTGCAAACGCGCTGAGATCAGCGCATTGGCGGCCTCTTCCAAGCGTATGACGGTGGAGTAAAGTGGCTCTGTTTGACCGTTAACCCAGCGCGAGAGCTGCGCCTGATCAATCTCTGCGACTCGGCACAAGTCCGACATCCGATAGCCGGCTGACTCGATCTTGTGCTTGATGTCGTGTATTGCTTGCTGTGATACTTTCATGTTTACAATGTTAACCATGTTTTGTGAAGATGGTCAAGTGTACAGGGAAAAAAGGGGATCAGCGAACCGATCCCCAAAAGGCAACTGCGCGAAAGCAGAAACGCGCAGAGGGATTGTAGGGGCAGAATACCCGACTTGTTTGTGTGGAAATAAAGATAGGGTCTTGACAAGGTAGTCAAATGCGATATGATTCATACATCAACAACGCAACCCCAAGGAGATTTCCAAATGACAAACGCAACACAAACAACTGCTCAAGAAGAACGCAACATCAATATGTATGGAGTCGCTGATATTGATGCTTATGTGGAGTCGGTCAAACAATCCATCACATACAAATGCACAGGCGCAAACATGGTTGTGGCTGGCCTGATGTCTGATGCTCAAGAATTGATTGCTGGTGGCGCACAAAACCGTAGCCGCCAAACACTCAACATTGCCAAACACATTTTGTTTTTGATCATGGATGGCGAATTGGTTGGCACAGTAGAACGCAAGTAAACCCAAGGGGGCATCGTCCCCCATCTTTAAGGAGACACCACAATGAACCACACACAACACGCATTCACGGTGGAGAACCACCGCAAACTCGGCAAACGCGCCGAGGCTGCCTTTGACTACCTGCTGTGCCTCGCCATCGGCGTAGGCTTGGCCGCACTGCTTGTCGCATGGTGGTCGGCGTGACCGAGCTGCAAGACTACTGCCAAGAACCTCGGACCATGTCCGAGTTGGTGGAGGCAGGATTCAAGCCCAACGCGGTCTATGCCGCCGTCAAACGCAATGAATTGAAGAACACCAATGCCATGGATGCTTGGGGGCGCAAACAGCGCGGCAAGGGCTTATTCTTGTCCACCGTGACACGCATCCCCTATAACGCAACCCTGTTGGTGCAAGCCTGGAACACACAACCCAAAGGAGAAAACAATGTCACAGACAATGCAAATGGAAATTGACCGCACCGTCAATAAGTTCATGCCACCCATGGAAGTGGGTGGTGGATTCCTTACCCGCGATGAATACGCCAAGCTCGCACGCATGGCCGTCACCGAGGGCACGATGATCGGATGGGCGCACGCGGAGAACATGACACGCGAGCGTATGCAGCGCAAGATCACCGAGCTGGAGCATGAGGTCAGCATCTTGCGTGACCGCGTGAAAGAGGTCGAGATGGAATTGCTGGCGACACAAAAATGAGAAAACTGAACTGGACACCGCCACACGGCACAAAGATCACATGGCCAACCATTCATGTCTTTGATGCCGCATTCACACCAACCAGAGGCGCTGATGTGCAGGAGATTTGGCGCAAACACGGTTGGATACCACGCTTTGGCAATGCGCCAGCGGTTGAAGAACCCACACACAAATCCAAGGTGCTGCGCGTATGGAAACCATAATCAACTTTCTGCTGGTGGCGGTGCTCTCCATCACCATCACGCTACTGGTGATCTTTTGCATCATCAAATTTCTGCTGGACCAGACCGAGGATAAGTAATGGCACGCCCAAAGACAGAGTTGACCACCAATCCCAAGATCATAGGGGCGCGGTTGACGCAGGAGCAATTCAAAGAATGGCGAAAATTAGGTGGCGGTCTGTGGCTGCGCAAGTACCTGATTGAGAGTGCCGAGAAAAGGAAAAAGCAATGAAATCACTTAGCGAAATTCACAAAAAGGCAATCATTCAAGCCCGAAACGAAACCGATCAGAACAAAGCGGCGGCACTTGCAATGATTGAACGACCGATTGAGATGATTAAAGCCATCATGTTGAAGCATGAGTTGGCGGTCATTGAAGTGATGCGTGAATTGCATGAATCCCGTGAAGCCGCAGTCAGGGCAGAGCGTGAAGCCTGTGCAAGATTGTGTGAGGATGGAATCATCAAAGGCGGTGAAGTGTTTGCCGCAAAAATCAGAGCAAGGGGAAACACATGAGCAAAGACACAAGATGGGAAAGAAGCATAGAAACTTTTTCAGATGAGCAGTTGCTGTTTGAGTTGGTGCGCCGTAACGGGTTCCAACGAGCCGCCAAGAAGACAGAGTATTGGGGGAAGGGATGGGTCACAAGTGTTGTGGGGGTTGGCACAGACAACAGCGTATCCATCACTATGGACAGAGATGATTTCAAAGAACTGTCTGTATTGGCGGTTGTTGGTTTTAAGGAGTGAAGCATGACACAAGATGAAATTGTTGAGATGGCAAGAGAGGCGGCAACTGAAGATGGGTCTGTAAAGCGCACAGATGGCAAAAATGTGGTTATCTACGCCGCAAAAACAAATCGCTTTCTTGAACGCTTCGCCGCCCTTGTAACTGCCAAAGAAAGAGAAGCCTGTGCAAAGATTGTTGAAGATTCACCATCTTATGACTGGCACAAATTTGCTTGTGAAGCCGCCGCCGCCATCAGAGCAAGGGGACAAGCATGACACAAGAAGCATTACGCATGGCGCTTGATTTTGTTGAAACTGTACATGTTGGCGAATGGGTGGGTTCAATTGAACGCCAGTTAGAAGTTATCACCGCTGTCAAAAAAGCCTTGGCACAGACGCAAGAGCCTGTGGCGATTGTTGATGCAAACGATGACGGCTATTGGGCGGATATTCTGCCAAACATAAGCGTCAAAGTCGGGCAGATGCTTTACACCAACCCACCACAGCGCACATGGGTAGGGCTGACGGATGAGGAAATGACACACGCCAAACATCATATGGTTGAGGGTGCATATCAATATTCATTTAAGCAAGGTGCGAAATGGGCAGAAGACAAACTCAAGCAAAAGAACGGCTATGCCGAGGAGAACGCATGAAATTTATTTTTATACCCCTTTTTTGGGCAATGATTCCGCTTGCTTTTATTGTTGTTGTTTTTGATGTCGCCAAATCATTCGTAGAAGATAGAGTAGAAGCCAAATTTAAGGATAAGAACACATGAACGCATTTGATTACAAAGGTCAGCCATCGGTCTGGACAAGAGATGCTGAGTTGAAGATGATAAATAATGGCAAAATTCTTGGTTTGAAACGCAGAGAACAAATC